TGCCGTTTGGCTTCCATTTGGCGATATACTGTTTCTTCACGCTCTTTGCGGATTGACCGACGCATAGAAAGCATTTCGTCATATGTTCCAACTCCAAATCTAAAATCGAGCATAAACTTGATTTCTTTTTCCTTCTGTAAAAGTTGTTTGCGGCGCACAATTATATCAAGCGCCTCGCGCTCAATATTGGTTTCGCCGTGGCTCATTTTATCTAAGAGCGTTGGGTTTTTGCGCTGGCTTTCAGCTTTTGTTAAATCTGCGCAAGCCTCATACCAACTGCCGAGTTGGCTTGTGACGTCTTGTATTTCGCGGCCTGCACCGACCAACATTTTAACGCCTTTATATGCCGCCTGAGCCGCCGCAAATGCTGTGACGGGATCAATCATGCTCAGCCTCGCTTATGCTTCTGGGCTGACCCGCTTTGGCACGCAATACGCCAACGCGCGATCCTGTGGCGTCTCATATCCAAATCGCTTAACGATCATCTGCGCCGCAATTAAGCAATTTTGCAAACTGGCAAACTCAACCTCTGCTATGATTTGCCGATCACTTCCAATTCCTTGCCATAAAATCAGAATAAATACGTATGTCACTGCATCTTTATCAAGATCGTAACGCACGTCAGCAAAATCGCGCCTGTCGATGCAATCAACACGTTTTCAAGTTTTTTAATGCGCGTGAATAGCTCGCGGTGCTGCAGCTGAACGGTCGTTTGCAAGGCGATCATGTCCTTTTCAAGCTGACCAACGCGGTCTGAAATATCAGGCATCAGGAGTAGTCGGCCAAGTTATTGTGCTTGGGAAACCAGACTGTGCAGGCAGGTCTCGCAGCGCCTGACGATAAGTGCGCCATGCGTCTGTAATGCGGTCAGCCAAGGCCATGTGGTCAGACGCCGCTAGTAGTTCGTCACGCTGCGCCCGTACTTGGGTTGCGCTTGCAGCCACTGGGTCAGATTGGAAGTTAGGCCAGTTTGACATGTCTTCTGCATCGTCAAATACTCCGCCTTCACCTGTAGTTTTGTGATACCAAATCTTAGACATGATAAACCCTTATGCTCCCGTTTGCACCTGATCCTGATTGACTGCCGTCTGCAGCATCGCCGCCAGCACCACCTCCACTGGGAAAAGCTCCATCATTCCCTGAGTTATGAGCTGCACCCGCCCCTCCATAAAGACTTTGGCCCTGCGCTGCCGTGCTGGACGCATATGCACCGCCGCCACCGCCGCCGCCAAAAACACTATTTTGACCCAGACTGGCGAAAGCGCCGGTTGCGGCAACATTGCCCCAAACAGTCTGGGAACCTGTTGCCTCGGATGGTATTGCAGGGAATGTCAAATTGCCTGCGCCATCTGTCGGGAATACAAATACTGAGTGCGCAGAAAGCTGTGCGCTGATTTGTGTTGCAGTGTTGGTTATTTGTTTACTTTCAACCAGCGAAAACAAATCATGGGATTGGTAGTATTTACTTGCGTAATACGCAGAGCCATTCGCAGTAGATGTCGTGAACGTACTTTTACCACCGGCCACGTTTGAGTTTGTCCCAGTGCCGACACCATTGCCCGCGCCCACAACGTATGCGCCGCCGTCAAAATATTGCGCTTGTCCAAACAAAAGCAAAACTTGACCGCCATTCCCGCCTTGGACGGAGCCGCTTCCGCCCTTGCCGCCGCCGCTGCCGCCACCAAGCAGGTAAATCCAAACATAATCAGTATCGGCCAAAGTTCCTTTGCTCCATGTACCGCTGGTTGTGTATGTGCTGTTTGGAGATGCCCAATTCGGAAAAGCGACTTGATCGGGACCTGCGTTTGTTACAGGCAGAGCAGTAGAAGACACCCAAGAAATATCAGTGCCGTTTGAAGTAAGCACAGTATTTGCAGAGCCCTTCGCAAGCCGCGCCGTTGCACCGCTTGAGTTGCCGTACAGAATTGACCCCCTCGTAATGCCGTCAAGCTGATTTATTTCGACACCGCTTGCGCTGATTGCGGTTGATCCAAGCGTCAAGCCTGCGGTTGTAATCGATTGCACTGCGCCACCAGATTGATCAAGCGTGGCAATTTCGATCCAAGCGGAATTTGACTCATTTCGAATTTGTAATTTGTTTGTGTCGGTCTCATACCAAAACTGGTTTGCGTATGTTGTCGCGGGTGCCGTGTCGCCAGAAGAATTTGACGCCAACGCGACCAGCGCATTGTTTAAGTCTGTGCGTGTCGCTGGGAATAACTGGTTCCCGATATTAAAATCGTGCTGACTCATGTGATCTCCTTGCCATATCCTTTGGCGACGTAATCCATCGTGATCGCGTTTGTGCTGGCTGAACTTCCGGTGAAAATGTTGATTGTAAAGCCTGTGCGCGACTTGCTTGTGATCGTGTATCTGTCGCCATCTGCCAGATTTGCCAGCGACAGCCCGATTGACGGTGTTGCTTTGAATGCTTTGGCAAATGTTACGGCCTTGCTGCCCGTAAATGTAATATCACTTTCTGAAGCTGTGTGATCAGGCATGTCCACGTTTGCAGACAACGTGCTAATCAATGGAGATGCTTGCGTGTTTGTGCTTTGCAATTTTATTCTAAACTGAAACGCGCGCGCTGCAATGTCGCTGATTGTAAACGGCGACCATGCTGTATATGTTGGCGACCCGCTCGGATCGTCATCTGTGTGCCTTTCCTGCATTTGAAATGAAACGTCATCAAACGCATTTGGGTCGCCGTCAAACAATCCCGCGCGGCTGTCGAAAAAACCGGACGCGCTGTCAAACGTGTCAGTCTGATCAAATCGCACCATTGAGACGTTGCTTGAAATTCGGCTTGTGTATTTTTGCCCAAGATCGATTGAGTTGGCAAAATAATAAACTCCTTCAGCCGCAAACGATCCGCCTGATTGCGTCAAAATCAAATTGTCTTCAGCGTCTTTGACTGTGTTGGTTTTGGACCCAGAAAACGACGGGTTTTCCGTCAACGTGGCAACGACATTCAAATCATTGATATCGACGTTTGTGACGATAAAGCTGGTTGGATTTGCCGACACATTTGATCCGCTGGTCGATGCGTCAACCGCTTTGATAAAATAAGTGCCAGATACCGCAGGCACAGATATGCTGGACGTGCTGGACACAACTTGCGCCAAATCTTCAGAAGATGAATAAGTCGCTCCGCTGGTCTGATTTGAATACCTTATGTTATAGTAAGCAAGGTCAAGGTCACTAACAGGTGTCCAATTTAAATGAAGTGTTGATGAAACAACATTTCCGCTGAAATTCGTGACGTCGGCAGGAATTGCGCCCAAAGCATCAACATAAAAATTTGAAACTGTGTTGAAGTCACCGCGCACTCCTAGAGCATTAATCGCTCTGGCTCTGACGTCATAATATCCATCAACAATCCCAAAACTCTCAGCACGCAGCGTGCCAGTGAACCCGCTTGAAACAGACAGCGGCGAATAGTTTGTATCGCTTGTTTTTTTGAATTGCGCCTCTACAGTATCGATCAGATCGCTGGACGCTGTAATGTCTGCAAACAAAACAGACATGACCTTGCCGCGCACAGTGCGCAATTCGCTGCTTAAACTAATTCCGACGCTTGGAACATCAAACGGCGACAGCAAGGTTGTGTTGTCTCGCTCATAAACAATGCCATCGTCAACTTCGTCATAAATGCTCGCGGCTGTTTCTTTTAGCGTCATATCGACTTCAAAGCCAAGCTGATCGCCCAAGCCAAACGTCCAATCAGCAATTTGAAACAGCTTGCTTGACCACCCGAAACGATCGTTTGTAATTGTGACTGTGTCGCCAACCTGCAACGCAAGCGCGCGCATTCCAAAGCTTGCTTTGACCGTCAATTGTTGACGATTGCTTTCCAGCATAATTCGCGCAATTCTGCGCGCTTCTTGAGAATTGTCAGTAAACGGTAGTTCAATATCTGCCACACTGACCTGACCGTTGTCAGCCGTCAAATATGCAGAATTTTTGACAGGTGGAAAATCGGTTACTTGGTAATTAGTTTCTAATCCTTTAAAAGTGCCTTTTATTTCGTTGAAATTATCGCGGCGCGAATGTCGCGTTGAAACTGTAATGCCGCTGCGCAGATCGTTTTCATCTAGGGATAATACCGACGCGGTAAACGCGCCAGCCTTCATGCGCCATTTGCCCTGCGAATACCAAAGCGTCCCAAACATCGATGACAGAATGTTTTCTAAAAGTTCACTTGGCTGGATTGCCGTTGTGAAAGCGCCGTTACATGTGTATTTTGCATCACCCGAAGAATTTATTTGATCGCAAATATTCGCAGCCGCTGTGACTGACGTGTCATCGATGTTGGCCGCAGCCTCGCCAAGACCATAACCTTGTGACAATATATAATCCCGCACGCACAATGCTGGATTGTCAGACCAAACGGTTGCATTTGATCGCGGGTCATAAACTTTTTTTCCTTTAATAACGGCAGTAATTTGCGGCAAGCCGTTTGGAAATTTGTCTGCATCATAAGTAAATTTGCAATATAGATAGGCAATCCCGCGCAATCTGTGATCAGCCGTCCAATCTGTGATGGCGCTGACTAGCCCTGCGTCTGCAGATTGATCAGCCAATCCAAGGTGCGTTTGAATGTTGATGACGCCGACGTAGCGTGATGGGCTTGTGACGTTGCCACTGCTGTCAATTGTTGCAGCCTCGTCGCTGATGTAAATTGTCTCAAATTCTTCGATTTCATGTCCGGCAAAACCAAGAACCCGATGCAAATATTTATTATCGCCGCCAGTTGTGTGATCAAACAACCGCGCGCCACCAACCCGCATTTTGCCATAGATGATCTGATGATCAAGTGCCGACCCGGACGCTGTCACAGTGTAACCGCGATTTGAAGCCTCGCCAGTAGATGCCGCGCCCGTTGCCGCTGCGTTGCCAAATTTTGGTTTTGGCGACATCGCTGACATCACAAAACTTGTCACGAAGCTGCGTATGATCATCCCAGCTAAGTGCGTTTTAATGAGATATGCCGCTCCAGCTTTGAAGCCAGCAACCGAAAAAATCGCTGCAGCGACTGTCATTAGTTATCACCCAAAAATTTAGTATAAACTCGCTCGGCCTGTTCAAAGCCAAGCCGTTTTAAAACCGCGTCAAATGGGCGATGAACTTTTGTGTTAATTGCCATTACACTCACCCCATCGTCTTGCAAACACCGCTCTGCGAATTTAATCAATCCAAGACCAGCCCAGCCTCGCCGCGCGATTGGTGATAAATACAACACGTCATTTGCAGCAAAAACGTGATCCATATAGTGTGGGTTTCGAGCATTGACCGTTACGAAATAACCGACCAATTTGCCCTTTAGCCGCGCTGTGAAGATTGACAATTGCCCAGACGCTTCCAGCGCTTCATATGCATCCCAATCTGGGTTGAGTTTGATCTTGCTTTTGTGCATTGCAATTTCTTGCCAATGTTGCTCAATTAAAACCTGTGCCTCGCTTTGGCATTGAACTAAAAACTCTTGCGCAAATTTAACCTGCACTGCGACCCCAAACAATTTCTTTGTCTTGCAAATCCTCAACAAAATCCAAACCAAGATCACCGGAATAAACCGACTTTTGATAAGCGCTAGTGAATCGTGATGTTCGCGCGCGCTCCAAATCAATCAATTTGTTCTCAACAGCCAGTTCAATTGTTGACGATTCAACATCTTCTTGAATGTTCATTTGATCCATGTATCCTGAGAAAATCTTGAGCAGGCTGGTTTGCGCACTGTCGGGATTAATCCCAAAATAAAGATTGCAAATGCGGCCCTGATACGGCTCGGTTAGTGCTAAGGCGATGATCTCTGTTGGCACGCCCGACATGCTTAAAACGGCACCCCTGACGCCTAAATCTGAAGTTTCTGAAACAGTTGAAACGCTGAGAAGTGATCCAGCACCAGCCCAATCATTGCCCTCATATGAAAGCGTTCCAAGACCCGTCCACAAACGCAAAACTTTGCTGCCATCAAATAACAATTCAACAGCAAAAAACGGCTTAATCACGTCATCGTCAAGGCTGTTCAATATTGCAGTGCTAATGTCGCGGCTCATCTAGATTGCCTCAATGGCTGCAAATGTAATTCCATAAACTGCCATCTCGTTTATGTTAAAAACAGTTTCATTTGTCTGAAGTCGAAATATGCCTTTAGTAGATTGCACTGTGACCAACGCATCATTCGCAATCGAAGTGCGTACATTGGGCCAGACATCGACAGTTATTTGACCAGTGCCATTTGTGTTTGCATCAGCCAAAACTTTGAAAAGTTGTTGCGTCGGGCCTGTTCCGATTTGCAAATAATCGCCAGCTTTTAAATAGCCAGTTTGATTTTGGACGCCGCCATCCATTACGATTTCTGAGCCGCTAGTAAGCGCGCCATTTATTGATATGTTGTCTGCATTGCGCGCCGATCCTCTAGGCGTTTCTGCCATTGGATCACCAAGATTAAACGTGCCAACTTGGCCGCGCAATGCGATTAAAAAAGAAATCCATTCTTCAGCGGCTGCGCGTTTCATTGCTGGCAAGGTGACGGTCGCTTGCCACATTTTGCCTGCAAATTCTTGCGCCTGTCCTGCGAATGTGAATGGCGATCTGCTAT